GGTTGACGCTGGTGTGAATCACGTTCGCAAGCATCACCACGCCACCCACGCTCAGGGCGCTGACGGCGGGGCGATAGCCGAGGTTGTGGTTGACCGTCCAGGTGGTAGCTGGCACCGGCTGGTTGTGCAGGTAGGCGGGTGCGCCGGCGCCGCCGCCGGTAAGGCCAGATTGCCCAGTGAGCCCGGTGGTGACCTGCGTGACCGCGATGGTGGCCAGCGGCGCGGCGTGCGCGGCCACGGGCGTGGTGCGCGGCGTGATCTCGGTGCGGGCGATGGCCGCTACGTTTTGGGCGCTCATGCTCGGCTGACCTTGCTGAGCACCTGCACGAAGAAGGTGCGGCTGCTGCGCGCCATGGTGCGCGGGACCATGCCGCCCGTGGGCGCGCTGTATTCGATGTCGACCTGGTAGGTGGCGCCTGCAGGCAGGGTCACGCGGCCGTCGCCCGGCTGGTACAGCTCGAACGTGCCAGCGGCCAGATCGACCGGCTCCACCACCAGGGTGACAGGGGTCACCGGGGTCTTGACGCCGTCGAGGCTGCGCATCTTGCTGGTGATGGCCACGGTGGTGAGCGGCACAGGGGCGCCTGCAACGTCCAGCGCTCGGCAGCCCAGGACCAGCATGTCGCCATGCTTGCACTCGATGACGATCGGATCGGTAGCGCACGACATGGGTCAGATCTCCAGGAACTTCAGGGTGAGGCTGTAGGGGTCAGCGGGTAGCGGGTCGCTGTAGGGCACCACGGGCTCGGCCTGGATGGCGTTGCCCGCGTGGTCGAACACCACCGGGCGGCTTTGCCCGAGCAGGCTGAGCGTGAGCTGCAGGCCGGGCACACCGGCCCAGGTGTTGAGGGTTTGCAGCGTGCCGCGCAGGCACCAGGCGTAGTCCACCCCGCCGCGCAGGGTGATGGGGCGGCCAGCCTGCTTGCTCCAGGCTTCAATGAGCAGCGCACCGGTGCTGGTGTATTCGGTGCTCTGCTCCACTTTCTGCCAGGCGAACTCGTCGGCCCAGATCAGATCGGCGGGCAGGTCGAGCACCACGGGCGTGCCGCCGGGGCCGGCGGTGGGGTGTGTGAGGGTGATGGACATAGGGTGTGATCAGCCTCGGGCCACAAGGCCGGCCGACTGCAGGGCGCGCACGGTGGCAGCGGCCCCGGCTTCGTCGGTGTTGACGGTTTCGGTGCCGTTGACGGTGGCCAGCTCCAGCCGGACGTTGCGGCCCACGGCGCTGCCGCTGCCGCCGCCCAGCCGTGCAATGGCTTCTTCAAACCGCACGCGGGTCTGTTCCCACACGCGGCGATCGCGCATGCCTTCCAGGCTGAAGGCGCCGGGACTCAGGCGGTCCACATCGCGATTGATCTGCTCGTTCTGGCGCAGGGCTTCCACGGCGGCGCGCAAAGAGTCGAGGTCGTCCACGGTGAGGGCGCCGGCGTTGAGGCGGTCGCGCAGCTCGAACTGGAGCGAGTTGTCCACAGCGTTCTGGCCTGCCAGGCGCTCTTCGCGGGTGCTGCCGGTGACGCTGCCGCCACTGGGGCGGCTGAACTTGTCGGCGCCGAGCGGGCTGGAAAAACGGGAAGTGGCTGCCGCCTGGTCTTGCAGCGCCTGGGTGGCGGCGCGGGTGGCCGACGTGAGGCGCCCCTGCTGGCCGGTGAGCGTGTCGATGCTGCGGCCGTAGCCGTCGGCGCCGGCGCTGGCGTTCTTGTAGGCGTCGAGCTGGCGCTGCATGAGCTCGGTGCCACGGCCGGTGGCGTCGGCTTCGGCCAGCTTGGCCTGGGCGAGCTTGATGGTGGCCTCCAGCTCGGCCTGCTTGACCAGGTTCACATTGCCGCTGGCCTGCATTTCGGCCAGCTTGGCCTGCGCCACGGCAATGGATCCCTCAGCCTCGGCACGCATGACCTGCACCCGGGCCTGAGCGATCTGGATCTCGATCCGCATCTGCTCGATCTTGGCCTTGCGCACGCCGTTCTCGTCGCCCATGAAGCGGGCGAGCTCTTCGCTCTGGCGGGCCAGCTGCAGATTGACCTGCAGGTTGGCCTCGGCGGCCTGGGCGTCGCCGCGCTTGGCAATGGCTGCAGCCTCCCAGGCTTCGACGATGTCGGCCCCGGAAATGCGCACCCTGCGGGCGGCCTCCTCAGCGGCGACGCCCACGCGGGCGGTGGAGTCTGCAGCGTCTGCCGTGGCCCTTTCAATGGCCTGCGCGCCGGTCACCGCTTCGCCGGTGAGGCTGGTCCACCCATCACGGGCGGTCTGCGCGCCGTCGGCCATTCCTTGCAGAGAGTCTTGTGCTTTGGCGCCCAGGGCATCAGCAGCGGCAAAGGTGGCTTCAGACGACAGCGAAATGGATGCAGCGGCCTGGGCGAAGGACTCGGACACGCTGCCAAAGGTGATCTTGGACAAGCCCTTGGCAATGGCGGCCGCGCTGCGCTGAATGCCGCCCGCCACGCTGGCGAACAGCTCGCCGACTTTCAAGATGACCACCAGCAAACCGTTGGCACCGGCCGTGGCTACGCCCCAGGTGGCTTGAACGGCCGCGCCAGCCCGAACGGCAACGCCCACGATGCTGTCGAGGTTGTCGCCCACCGCCTGGATGGCCCTGGCTGCCGACAGGCTGGCACCGGTGGCGCTGTCGACATTGCCGACATAGGTGGTCCACTGGGTGCTGAGGTTGGTCAGGGCGCGGCCAATGGTGGGCGGCAGCTGGTCAAACTGGGCCTGGACCGCGGCGCCCTGCTCGCTCAGCGCGTTGATCACCACCTCGGTGGTGAGGCGGCCCTGGTTGGCCATGGCGCGCAGTTCGCCTGTGGCAACGCCAAGGCCTGCCGCCAGCGCCTGAGCAAGACCCGGAGCCTGCTCCATGACGCTGTTGAATTCTTCGCCGCGCAGCACGCCAGACTGCAGGCCCTGCACCAGCTGAATGATGGCGGCGTTGGCGCTTGCAGCGGATCCGCCGCTGACCTGGATAGCCTGGTTGATGGTCTGCGTGAGCGACAGCGCCTGCTGCTGGCTCAAGCCCAGCTCGCGCCCGGCCACGCTGATGCGGGTGAACAGGTTGACCGTGGCTTCCAGGTCGCTGTTGGTGGCCAGGGCCAGCTGGCGCACGGCCTCAAACGCAGACTCGAGCGCTGGGCCGTCACCGGTGACGAGCTTGATGCGGGCGCGCAGGTTGGCGTATTGGTCGGCCACCTGACCCACGTCGCGCGCGAGGCTGGTGAGGAAGCTGCCACCCAGGGCAGCGATCGCAATGCTCTGGATGTTGCGCAGCGCATCGCCAACGCCGCTGAGGCTCTGGCGTACAGCTTGGGCGCTCTGGGTCTGCTTGATGCCGCTGGCCGCGGCCGCGTTGCCTGCGGCGGTGTAGGCCGGGGCGAGCTTGGCAACCTCTTCACGCGCCTGGCTGATGGCGGCGCGGGTGTTGCGCTCGGCGGCGGCCACGTTGGTGCTGCTGACGCCGTAGGCGTTGAGGGTGGCGCGGCTGTTGTCCAGCGCCTGGGTCTTGGCCTGCACCTCGGTCTTGGCGGTGCGCACGGCATCGCGCAACTTTTCCATCTGCCCGGTCTGGGCACGGGTGGGAGCGGTGGTGTTGGCCAGGCTCTGGCCGAGCTTTTGCGCGGCGAGCTGCGCTTCGGTGAGGCGGGTGGCTGCGTCGCCGGCCTCGGTCTTCAACTTGACGAAGTTGTCAATGGCGCCCTGCTTGGCACCCAGCTCGCGCAGGGCCTGCGCGCTGGCCAGGGCCTGGGTCTTGAGGTCGCCCTCCAGCGTGTCGGCCAGGCCTTCGAGCTGGCGTGCAAGGGCCGCGACGTCTTGCTGCCCGGTGACGGCGGCTTCGAGGTCGTAGCGGATGCGCTGGTTGGTCATGGGCTGGGGTGCGGTTCAGTGGGCTTTTTGGTGGGCGGGCCGGGTGGCACGCGCCCAACAAAAAGCCCGCCGGGTGGCGGGCTTTGTGGCTTCAGACGGGCAGGCTGATCAGGCGCCGGCGCGCTGCGGGAAGCGCACTTCGTAGCCTTCGGTGCGGCCAACGGGCGTGACCACCTCGCCGGTCAGCTCGATGGCGGTGAAGTCGGGACTCAGGAAGTCGAACCCGGTGCCGGTGCCCAGCACGCATTCGTGCACGTCGACTTCCACCACTTCGCCGTTGACCAGGTTCTGGCCGTCCAGCCGGGCCTGTGCACGCACCTGGGTGACGCGGCCGCCCAGGATCTTCTTGCCGTCCACCGCGTTGAAGGCGCCGTCGATGTGCAGCACGTCGTTCAGCGCAGGCGCACCCGCCACCGGCAGGATGCGGATCTCGCCGCGCTGCCAGTTCACCTCGTAGTGCGTGCCGCGCGTGTAGGTGACGCTGCCTGCCACGTTGGTGACGACGAAGCCCACGTCAGACACGTTGCGGCGCGGCAGGGGCAGGAACACGTCGCGGGCGGTCACCGTGACGGCTTCGTTGCTCCAGGTGCCAGAGGCCTGGGTGAGCGCCTGCACCAGGCCCTGGAACTGCATGGCGAAGGCGGCCACCGAAGAGGCCGAGAGCGCGATGTTGATCTGCGTGGGCTGGGGGATGACGACCGAGGCGCGGGCCTGGCCGTAGTCGAGGTGAGAGCGGGACTGGCTGGTCTTTTTCTCGGACTGGGGGACGATTTCGAACTTGTCGGCATCGACGGGGGCGCCGAAGCCGGCGTAAGCCTGTGCAACCGGATCCCACACGTTGAGGGAGACCAGGCCGCCGGCGAGGATTGCGCGTGCGCTCATGATGATTTTCCTTGGAGAAGAGAGGTTTAGGGTGCGGGCCTGCGCATGGCGAAGGCTGGCTGTCGGTACGTGACCTGGAAGACGCTGAGCACGAGCGCACCTTCGATCAGAATGCCATCGAGGTCGGGGGTGACCTCTTGTTCTTCGATCTTGAGTTCCTTGACGCCACACAGGCTGTTGAGCCCGGGCATGAGGCCACGCAGCACGCTGCCCACCACCTCGTGCATGGCGTCGGCGTCGCCGTCGCTCTGCAGGGTGCTGGCCACACTGCCCACCGCCAGGCGGAAGCTGCGCTGCTCGTCGTTGCCGACGCGCTGCTGCAGGCTGTCCGCATCCCACCGCACGACGACCATGAAGTCGCCGCGCTTGACGCTGAGCGCCGCAGTGGGGTTGCGCTTGACCGGCACACCCTGCAGCTCGGGCGCGCGCTCAAGAGCGCCTGCCACGGTCTGGAAGATGCGCCAGCGGGCGCTGTTGACGGTGTTGAAGCTGGGCATGGTGCTCAGGCCTCGTGGGGAACGATGAAGGTGAACGACTCGGCGCCGTCGTTGACTTGCCGCCCGTCGCGCAGCACGCGCCAGGTGTTGACGGTGACGCCATCGACATCGAGGCTGGTGAGCAGCTGGTCCTGCTGCAGCGTGGCTGCAGAGGTGGGCCAGCGCAACTGGCGCTCGGTGCCGACGACAAAACCCTGCAGCGCTTCTTCGTCAGCCGACCCCGTGATGGCGGGGAAGGTGAGCACCGGGTCGCTGCCCACGAGCGTGAACTCGGCGGCAAAGTCGTCGGTGTCAAAAAACACGTCAAGGTCTTCGTCAAACATGGCGGTGCGGCGGTGGGCGGGTCGCTCAGGCGGACGGCGGCGTCTGGTTGGCCTTGGCTTCCGCTTCGGCCTTGGCCTTGGCTTCCGCTTCGGCCTTGGCCTTGGCTTCCGCTTCGGCCTTGGCCTTGGCTTCCGCTTCGGATCCGGCGTACAGCGCCAGGGCACCAGCAGCCAGCAGCGGGGCCGCGTCTTTTTCCTTGAGGTCGATGACCTCGCCAGGTTGCACGCGGGTCTTGGCGTCGGTCTTGACGCGGCAGAGAGTGACGTACTTGGTCATGGCGATCAGGCGGCGGCCGCGTTGGTGAACAGGAAGCCGGCCGAGGCGCCCGCCAGCACCGGCTTGCGTGCGTCGGCCACCGGGTTGATCCAGCTGTTGCTGTTCCGGTCGTCATAGCCCTGCTCGACCACCGGGCGGCCTGCCAGCTGGTAGGTGTAGCCGTAGTTCGGGCTGCCCATTTCGGCCAGGCTGGCGGGCATGGTGTAGGCAAGGATCGCGTCGCGGCCCCACACGTCCTGGAAGCCGGTGCCGTCGTGGTAGGTGGCGGCACCCTCCACGATCTGATCCAGCTCGAACAGCGCCAGGAGCTGCTGGATGCTGGCTGGCGGGCGGTCTGCCGAGGTGGACAGGCGGGCCAGGATGGTGGGGTGGTTGCGCAGCGCGGTCAGCACCTTGGGGCCCAGGCTCAGCACGTTCGGGCGCTCGCCGATCTGCTGGCGAATCACTTCCTTGGCGTCCATGATGTCGCTGATGGGGGTGCTGGCAGGGTCGGACCACTGGCCGGTGCCGCTCAGGGTTTCGCGGTTGCTCGCGGCATAGTTGGCCGTGTTGCGGGCCAGCACGCTGGCCTGGTGCTCACGCTCCAGGGCCATGACGTTTTGCACCTTGCGCACGTTGACCGTGATGTTGTTGATGCCGGGCACGGCCAGGCCTTCTTCCTGGACCTCCATGGGCGTGACGGCTTCCAGGCGGTGATCGACCAGGGAGTAGTCTTGCGTGGCGTAGCCGAACTGGACGCGCTTGGTGGCGGCGCCGGGGGCGCGCACGGTGGACACGAGCTTGAAGTCATCGGGGCCGAAGCTGATGATCTTGCCGGCGCGGGCGGTGACGTCCACGATGGGGAAGAGGACGTTGGCCACGGCAGCCTTGGGGCTGCGGAAGCCGCGGGCCACTTCGGTGAGCAACAGGTCGACGGCGCGGGCTTGGCCGAGGTTCATTTGGGACATGGTGGGTTCTCCGTTTCAGATGTTGGGGTGGGTGCCTGGTCAGGACTGATCAGGGGGCGGCGTGCGGGGTGAGCAGCACTTCGACGAGCTGGTCGGCGCCGGTGGCGGCGTCCATGCTGCGGCCCACCACGCGGTTGGTGCTGGTGTGCTGGACGAGGCGGCCGTCAACACCGACCATGAGCAGCACGTCTTTGGCAAACGCGGCGCCGGAGGTGGCGATGGCGGTGCCCTGCACGTCCACCGGGGTGGGGTCGCCGATGGCGGCGTCACTGCGGGTGATGCCGAAGGCCAGGCCGCCAGCGGCGGGGTAGGCGCCCGCCTGGTTGACAGCGCGGTTGTTCACCAGGGCAGCCGTGGCCACAACGGTGAGGGTGAGGGTGGAGATGTTCGGGTTCATGTGATGGGCTCCGATTGAGGTTCAGTGGGCGGGTGGGCTCAGGCGTAGCCGAGCTTGTTGAGGGCGGTCAGGAAGTCGACCTTGTGCTCTTTCGCGTAGGCCTTGGCCTCCTCGGCTTTCTGCACGTCGGTCTTGGGCTTGTCGCTCGGTGCGGCGCTGGTGGCCACGGGAGCCGGTGCGTCTTCCACGAAGGCCTTGCCGCGGGCAGCAACAGCTGCGCGCTCGGCGGCGAGCACCTGCATGGCGGCTTCGGGGCCGGTGGTTTTGCCGTCGGCTGCGAGCTGCTCGATGAGCGCTTCGTGGCCGGGCATGGCCTGCGCGCGCACGGCGGCAACGCGGGCGGCTTCGGCCTGAGCGCCTTGGGCGCGGGCTTCAGCCTGGATGGCGGCGAGCAGTTCGGGGTGCTGCTCCGCCAGGGTTTTCATGTCCATGGGGGTTTCCTTTTCGGGGGAGGTTGCGGGAGGGTCGAGCAGCACCGGCTCGGGTTGCGAGGTGCCATCGGCCCGCGCACCGGCGGGCTTTTTGGCGGGGGTTGCGGGCGTTGCCACCCGGGCCTTGCGGCGGGTGGCGAACTCTGCGGGGTTGGCGGCCATGCGCTCGGCCACCTGGTCAACGGTGGCGAAGCCGTCGAGCAGGCCGGCGTCCACCGCCTGCTGGCCGATGAAGACGCGGCCGTCGGCCATGTGCTGGAGTACGGCCTCGGCGGACACGCCACGGTTCTCGGCAACAGCGTCGACGAAGACGCCGTAGATGTGGTCGACCATCTGCTGCAGGTAGGCGGTGGCCTCTTCGTCCAGCGGCTTGGCGTTGGTGGCCATGCGCTTGTAGCGGCCGGCGGTGATTTCGGTGGTCTGGGCGTTGCTGGCGTTGGGCGTGTAGTTGTGGGTCATGACCACGCCGATGGAGCCGACTTGCACGGTGGTGCCGCTGCCGAACACGGCGTTGGCGGCGCTGCCGGTCCAGTACGCGCCCGAGGCCATGGTGCCGTCGGTGACGGTGACGATGGGCTTGACGGCGGCCAGCTCGCGGATGGTGTCGGCCAGCTCGGGCACGCCCAGCGCGCTGCCGCCACCGCTGTCAACTTGCAGGATCAGCCCGCGCACGCGGGGGTCTGCAATGGCGCTCTCGACCTGCTTGGTGAGCATCTGGGTGCTGGCGCCGCCGCTGATGCGCATGAACAGGTTGGCTTTGGGAGCGAGCACGCCTTCGACGCTGAGCACCGCGACGCCGCCTTCGCGGATTCGGTACTCTTGCTGCTCGCTGGCCAGCGGGCGGCCCAGGCGGGCTTCGATGCCTTCGAGGTCGATCTTTTCGCCGCGCAGGTGGGTGGCGTAGATCGCCTGGATTTCGAGCAGCTTGCTGGGCTCGATGGCCCAGGCGCTGCGCAGGAGGTCAAGCAATGTCATCGGTTTCGTCCTCGGGTTCGGTTGGGGCAGCGGCTGGGCGCGCAGGGGCGCCAGGCTGCGGCGCTGCAGCGCCAGCCTTGGGCACGGGCAGCAGCCCGGCCTTGTCCAGGCGCTGGTGTTCGGCGAGCTTCTGGTCGAAGGTGGCGTTCCAGTCGGTGCCGCCCAGCTCCCACTCGGCGCGCTCGCGGGTCATGAGGCGGGCATCGATGGCGGCGGTGTAGGCGGCGACTTCGTCTTTGGGGTTGATGCTGCCCATGCTGTCGCCCGGCCACGCAGCGCGGGTGTAGGCCCAGCGCATGAGCGGATCGGTGAAGAAGCCAGGGGCGCTGATGCGGCCGAGGTACACGGCTTCGGCCATCCAGGTCTCGACGATGGGCTGGCAGAAGGACAGGCCTGCCCAGAAGCGCTCGGAGCGGAAGTGGACCCAGGCGTCGAGCAGCGCGGCCTTGCTGGCGCTGTAGCTGCTGTTGAACTGCTTGAGCAGCACTTCTCGCGGGACGCCCAGGCCCATGCCGATGAGGCCGATGAGCATGTGGATGAAGCCCTCGGCGTTGGGGTTGGGGCGCTTGGGGTCTGCGAAGGTGGCTTTTTCGCCCTTGGCCAGGCCGAGCACGGCACCCATGCCCAGGCCGATCTCGTCAGACCCGGCGGGGGCGGCTGCGCCGTCAGCACCGAACACAGGCGCGGTGTTGCCGGTCTCGGTCTCGATCAGGACCGTGAAGAAGGCGTTGAGCACGGCGGCGTTGACCTCGGCTTCGGTGAAGCGGCCGATCTGCTTGAGCAGGTCGATGACAGGCGCCAGGTATGGCACGCCGCGTGGCTGGCCGGGGCGGTTCTTTTTGTAGTGGTGCAGCAGGCGGCGGCGCCCGCTGGTGCCTTGGAAGTCGACCCATTGCCCGGCGTAGACGCTGTTGCCTTTGGGCGCGTAGCCACTGCCGGGGTGGCGATCGTAGATGTGGGCGGCCAGCGGGCGGCCACCGGAGCCGAACCGGATGCCGGCGGCCATGTCGTCGGTGTCCATCTGGCCCAGTGGGTTGCCCACGCGATCGGCCTCGATGAGCTGGAAGCGCAGGCCGTAGGGCTGCATGCGGGTGCGCGGCGCGGTGGGCAACAGGGTGAAGATGTCGCCGCTTTCCTTGGCGCCGCGCACGGCGGTGCCCTGCGCCTGGTAGAAGTTCTGCTCGCCGGTGAGGTCGCAGGCGAGCGGGTCGTCAGCCCAGATGCTGAACTCTGCCTGGGCCTTGGCCTTCCACGCTTCAGCCTGATCGGCGGACCAGCCGAGCACGCGGCGATCAGGGCAGGCGACGAAGGCCAGGCCCGTGCCGATGATGCGGTCGACGCTGGTGTTGATGGCGCCGGCGGCGATCGCGTTGGTGCGGGTGAGTTCACGGCTGGCACCGCGCTGGGTGCCGAGCTGGTGAAGCGTGTCGCGCGCGGCGCTGCGGGCGAAAGGGTTCCACCAGCGGGAACCGGCGCCGCTGCCGCTGGTGCCGCCACCAGCACCAGGCAGGCTGGCCGATGCGGATTCGATGGCACTGACTTGTGCGCGGGCCTTGACGCGCGAGACCACGCGCTGCGGGTCAAACGGCAGCAGGGCTTTGTCGATGAGGTTCATCATGAGTGTGTGAGCCTCGGTCAGCCCATGGGGCGCAGGTAGCGGATGCGGCGTGCACCACGAGCGGCCGGGTTGTCGGGGTGCTTGTCGATCTGCACCTGCAGGCTGGAGATCTCGGCGCGCACCTCGGCGAGGTCTGCCCGCGTGAGGCGGCGGGCGGTGCTGCCCTGCCCGACCACGTATTCCTGGGCGCGCAGGATCTGCGCTTCAGCGGCCAGGTAGGAGGCCTGGCGGGCCAGGAGGTCGGCGTAGGGCATGGGCACGGCGGGCGGTCAGCGTGGGCGGCTGAGGATGGCCTGGGCGGCGCGGTCGAACTCGACCGGGAACCGCTGGAGGGTGAAGCGCTCGGATACGCCGGTGAAGTCCAGGCGCTGGGTGTAGCGCGGCTGGCTGCGGCTGAAGATGAGCAAGGGCAGCGCAATGGGGCCGCTGCGCTGGGCCACGCCACGCACACCGCCGGGCTTGCCGAACAGGTAGTAGCCGCGGGGGTTGCTCGCGGGGGTGGTTTTGGTGCGCTTGGTGCGCTTGCCGCCACCAGCCTTGGCCCAGGCGACCACGCTGCGGATGAGCGCCGAAGGAATGCCGCCGTATGCATCGCGCTCCATCTGGCGGCCTGGGTAGACGCGCTCGCCAGCGCCGAGCAAGCCTGCGTAACGCAGCGCACGCTCGAACCGTTTTTCGTTGCGGGTGCCGCCTTCGACGCCGGGCAGCAGGTAGCGCTCTTGGGCGATGGCGGTGCCGCTGGCGGTGTTCTTCACAAAGATGCCGGCGGTCAGCTTGTCTTTGGTGGCGGGCTCAATGGCCAGGCTGTTCAACGTCCAGGGGGTAGGCCTGTCGAAGCGCTTGCGCATTTCAGCGGGCAGCTCGGTCTTTGCCAGCGCTTGGGCGGTGCGCGTCATGCCTGTGGCGGCCGCGTAGGGGAACACACGCGCAGGCACATCCCTCATGCTCCGGGCCGCATCGAGCAGGCTGCTGCCGCTCCTGCGCTGGACGCCGAGGTTGATCATGATGGTGGTGCTGGTGGGCGCACTTCGCAACGGCCAAGAGGAAGGCCCCAGCTCCTGGTGGAGGCTGGGGCCTTCGATGCGGGCTTGATGCCCTTCGCGGCGCTGCTGCGGTGTATGCGTTACATGGCGTTTTGTGTCTTGGCGGACTTTTCAGACGTATCGAAAAGTGGGTGAATTTTGGGGCGTTGTGTCACCTGTTGTCGACCGGTTTGTTGTCACCTCTGGAGGTGACAACTTGGGGGATTGACGGCTTGAAGGTGACGGTGATATGCGACGTGGCGTCGCCTAATTCTTATTCGGTTGCTACCAGCGGCGCAGCTTCCCGCCTCGCCCCTTGCGTTGCGGGCCGTGCTGGGTTGGTGGTGGCGGTTCTTTGAATGCAAATGGAAAGTCGTCTAAAGCCAGTGGGCGGACTTCGTAGGTTTGCTCAAACGTCAACACCACTCCCATGTCTTTCAGTTGCTGGACCGCCTCAGAAGTCAGATCAGTCATGCGGTCTGTTACTCCGACCACCGCGCACCGAACTCTGCGTTCGACCAAATTCGCGTTGCTCATCGTTCAACTCCGGTGTTACTCAACAGCCTGAGCTCGGTGCGGCAGCGCTTCACCTGCAGCAACGTTGTCCGCTTCGATCTGCCTGGCTGCCACGCGCACGCGGTCGGTGAATGAGCGGAGCAGCCGGTAGAAGTGCTGGCGGCTGATGCCCAGCACGTAGGCGGCCTGCTTGATGTTGCCGGTGCGCTCGCCGTAGTAGAGCCAGAACACCTTGGTGTCGAGCGCGTCTTCGGGCTGGCCTTTGATGGCCAGGTGCAGGGCGGCCATGCCGGTGCTGCACTTGGCGTTGGGCGGCAGGCGGCTGGGGCGGCTGGGGCCGCGCAGCTGACCGAGGATGCTGCCCACGTTGCTGGGCGGCGCGTAGAAGCGGCGGGTGCGGCACCAGGCGGACCACTGTTCGAAGAGTTCGTGCGCTTCGTCGTCGCCTTCTTGCACGTCGATCACGTCGTCATCAGCTTGCTCGGTGGCTGCCGCGGCGAAGCGCTTGGGGTTGGTGGTCATCGGTTGAGTCCTCGGTTGATGATGCGGCGGCCCGCTGTGGGCGGGTTGAGCAGTTGGGCCATGGGGATGGGTAGCGGCGCGGCCTGCTGGGCTGGCTGCGCTGCCGACTGAGCGGGTGGATGCGTATCCACCGGGGCGGGTTCGACCTTTTCCCCGGCTTCGGGCAAGTGGTCTGGCGGGGTTGCTGGCGTGGGATCCGGCGCAGGCAGGGCCATGGGGGGCGGCGCGGCCACAGGAGGCGCGAACAGGTCACCCGTGGGCGGGATGAGCTTGGCGCGCAGGTTGCGCCAGTCGAGCTCGCTCCACTTGTGCAGGCCGAGCTTGTAGGCGAGCGCGAGGTTGTAGACGGAGAGGTCGGTGGCTTCGTTGCGCACGCCGGGCGGGTTGATCCATTTGCGCACGGCGCGGCCGTTGCGGTAGGCGGTGACCATGCGCTCGGCGACGAGCTGATCGAACCAGGTGGCGTCGATGCCCTGCGGGAAGTGCATGGCGCCGGGGCCGTCGGTGAGCTTCATGCGGTCGAGCAGCAGGTAGTCCTTGGCGACGTCGGTGCCGACTTCCCAGAGCTCGACGCCGCCGGGCACCTTGGTTCCGCCCCATTCGATATCGACCTTTTTCGGCATGGCGCCGATGACTGGGCGGTTGGGCCGGGTGGCGCCGTGGAGTGCCACGCAGTTCAGGCCCTTGCGGGCGGCGGTGTAGTTGTAGACGTCCTGCGTGTTGGCGCCGCCGGTGTCGACACCGTAGGCGCTGATCATGATGGGGCGGCCACTGGCGTGCAGCAGCGGGGTGCTGCGGATCTCGTCCACGCGGTTCCATGGGCTGCCCTGGCTGCCGGGCTGCAGGCTGGGGGCACCGATGATTTTTTCGTAGTCGATGACCCAGTGCTCCATGCCGGGGCCCCAGGCTTCGATCTGCGATTCCAGGCGATCGCCCTGGGTGTCGACGGTCATGGTGACGACGAGGGCGCGGTCCGGGATGACTCGCATGGGGTACGGTTCGGCGCGGGTGCGCAGCTGGTCGGCTGTGCTGGTGGCTTCGCTGTTGTCGTAGCTGAGGCCCAGGCGGGTGTTGTAGAACACCTTGATGGCTTCGTGATCGCCGCGCATCTTGCGGTCTTGGGCGCGGGCGTATTGCCGGGCGAGGCTGAGCCAGGTGATGGCGCCCACGGGCATGTAGAAGGCGGACAGGGTGAAGCTGACGGTTTCGCCGTCGCCCGGCGCGGTGGCCACCCAGCGGGCCTGGCCGCCGTGTTCGACGTCGGGCAGCATGCTGGTCTTGTGGTGCTCATCGATGTCGGCACCGCAATCGGGGCAGGTGAACCAGGCGCGGTCCATGAACCCGGTGTCGGGATCGCGCGCGTAGTGGAAGTTGGCCAGGTCGAGGGCGTGGAGGTGGCCGCAGTGCGGGCACGGAACGTGGTAGTACTCCTGGGTGCCCATGTAGAACAGCTCGTCGATCTTCGACATGCCTTTCACGCTGGGCGAGCTGGTGTAGAAGAACTTGGCGTCGTTGGCGTACTGCGTGGCGCGGGCCTCGGCCAGTTCGACGGGGTCGCCCTCCTCGTCCACGTTGAGCTCGAGGCGATCGATCTCGTCGACGTAGATGTACGGCGCCGAGACCTCGGCCAGGTTGGCCGCCGAGCCGGCGGTGTTCATGTAGAGGGTGGCGTCGCCCAGGAAGTCCTTGGCCTGCACCGTGTTGCGGCTGTCGCGGCTCTTGGCGGCGCTGACCCGCTCGCGCAGCTCGGGCACGTTGCGGATCATGGTGGACACGCGGGCGCTGAAGCGCTTGACCAGCGTGTCGGTGGGCTCCAGGGCGAGGATGTTGCGAGGGCGGCGGTGGATGATGGCGCCGATCCAGTTCAAGGCCGTCTGGGTCTTGAACATCTGCGAGGCGACCTTGGCCACAACGCGTTTGCACGGGTGCGATGGCGAAAGCACCTGGTGCACGCGGCGGGCCGGGAAGCTGTGCTCGAAGCGGAATTCGCCGGGCTTCGGGCCCGACTTGGGCAGGACCATGAACTCCTCGGCCCACTGGTCGACGCGCAGCTCGGGATCTGGCCGCGCCGCTTCCATGGCGGTGCGGATCACCAGGTCGTAGCCGTCGGCGATGTTCACCGCGGAATCTCCCCGTGGAAGTACACCATGGGCATGGGCTCCAGCTCGGCCAGGCAGGCCGGGAACGACTTGCTGGGGAAGGGCCACTCGCCGTCTTCGAACAGCAGCGAGACGCGCGGGCTGGTGCCACCTTCCATGCACAGCACGTCGCGGCCCTTGAACATGCCCGAGCGCATGCGGTACCGGTGGCCCTGGGTGGCGGCGTTCAGCAGACGGGTCATGACTGCGCCTCGGGTGGTGGGGGCAGCTTCTGCTGCATCTGCTCTTCCCATCCCTCAAAAGCGCGCCGGATCTCTTCGTTGATCACGTGCTCGATGTCGCGGGCATCGGCCAGGCCAATGCAGCGCGGCGAGGCCCGCTGGCCGACAGCCATGGCCTTGTCGCGCAGCGCCCTGAAGGCATCGAACACGGCACGGTCGACCCGCTTGCGCTCGACCAGCAGGCCCTCGGCCACCATGTTCTCGCGCTGCTTTTTCTTCAGGTCTTCCTTGGCTTCAAGGCTCCGGTAGTGCGAGTAGCCTGCATCGGCACCAGGCAGAGCCGGATCCGGGGAGCCAGCGGCTTCGACTGCGGCGGCTGCGACCGAGGCCTCACCTGCAGACGATGCGGGCGCAGCGCGGCCGCTGTCGGCCCGGGCGCGGGTGTTCTGGGCCCACTGGATGTCGGCCACTGCCGGGTCGATCATCCGCTTGCCGCCCACCTCCAGGGCGGTGATCCGGTTCTCGGCGATCGCCTTGCGCACGGCCTTCTCGTCGCACCCACGGTGCCGCGCATACGCCGCCACGGTCAGGAGCTGCACCGCCATCGGACTACGCCCCCGCCTTCGGACCAAAAACGGGACTTTTCCCACGCCCAGCCACTGGCGCGCGCGCGGGGGCCGAATTACCCCCGAGGCTTTCGGGCGTGGGAGTACCTATAGGGGGGGTGACACCCCAGGGTGACCGCAGGCCAACCGAGCGGCCGCTCTCTTCGGCGTGGAAGGTGCAGCGCTTGGCGTTGCGCACCAGCCAGCGGTGGGCGGCTTCCTCGCCCTGCTCTGCCAGCACCTGGGCGTGTTCGCGGCGGGCCTGCTGGGCGGTGGCCATGGCGGCATCCACGTCCACGAACTGGCCGCCGTAGGCAGCGCGGCACAGATCGACGAACGCGGCCACCGCGGGCATGGCCTGCCTGCGTGCAGAAACGCCCGCCGTGGGGCCGGATTCGGGCGCTGGCGCGGCATTTGGCTGTTGGTCGAGGGGGCGGCCCATCCTGTTTCCTTTTTTCTTTTCAAGAGAAAAAGAGTGAGTTACGCGGTTGCGCGCACGCGTAACCGTGAAACCCGCAGCCCGCCTAGCGAGTTGCACGGTTACGCGGTTACACCCACATGCAGACACACATGCACGCACGCACACACACGCGCCCGCCCGCCCACGCACACACGCACACGTATAGGGGGAGCGCGTAACCTCGTAACCGCCTAACTCCCCGCGCCGTTGCTGGGTTTCGGAGTTACACCACCGCGTAACCGCGTAACCGGTGAATGTCATTCGCCCTCTCCTTCGCCGACACTCGAACCACCGGGGGACGGGGGTTTCCCATCCTTGGACCAGCCGAGGAATTTTCGAAGCTCAGGCTCGAAGGTCTTGACGCACTCCGTAGCCCAGGCGCCCTGCGTCATGGGCTCGCCGGTGTCGTCATAGACCTTGGCGATCGCATCGTCCGGATCGCACACCAGGAACATGCGCTCCACCTTCTTCGCGCCCTCGGCTTCCAGCTTCATGGGCTTCACCCTGGCCGGCCGCCCCTGGCTCTCGCTGAAGCGGCACACCGTGGGCGTGAACAGCTCGCGCTTGAACGGATACCGATCACCGGTGCGCACGCACCACTTGAGGTAGGCCCGGTACACCTGGCTCATGCTGCAGCTGCGGTAGGGCAGATCCAGCTCGCCATTGGCCCACTCCAACCAGTAGCTCTCGGGGCTCTTGCGGTTCAGGCTGATCAGGTTGGTCTTGGCCTCGGTCAGCGGGGCCGGGCTGTAGGGGTCGAAGCCGTCGAGCGGGTAGGTCTTGAGGTAGTGGAAAAAGGCCTCGGTGCCGCCGTTCTTTCGCCAGGCGCCCAGCGCCCGGTAGAACTCGGACTCCTTGGCCCGAGGCGTGTAAAGCACCAGGTAGCGCCGGTCGGAGTTGTCCAGGGCCAGCGGCTGCAGCTCGTTTGACAGGAACCCCACGTTGATGTGGTTGCGCTCCTCGCGCCTGGGCATGTTCTTTGGGTTGATCTGCACCGTCTCGGATGTGATCAACGCCTTCAGCCGGTTCTTGTTGTGCACCAGCTCGGCGCGGCTGGACACTTCGTCACCCACCACGAACAGCTTGGACGAGCGCCAGTCGTTGAACTTGTCCTCCAGCTCGTCCTGCCCCACCAGGGCGCCGTATTTGCCGTAGATCGCCACCACGGTGTCGAACAGGAAGTTCTTCCCCGCGCCCTCGTCGCCGTGCATGATGATCGAGGTGCGCATCTTCGCGCCAGGGTGCTGCAGCGGATACGCCAGCCAGCACAGCAGCCAGTGCATGATGTTGTCGCACTCGTCGGCGTTGTCGCTGGCCCGGCTGGTGAGGAAGCGCACCAGCTCCAGCATGGGCCCCACATCGCCCTCCACCGGTTTCATGGCCAGGCCGTGGTACAGGTTCACGCAGCGTTCGGTGTCGCAGGTCTCGGTCGGGTCAAACACCACGTCAGACGGCAGCACCGTGCGCCGGCGCTCGCTGCCCTTCCACAGCCGCACCATCTCAGACCCATGGGCGTGGCCCATGTTCGCGATCTTCATGATCATGCGCTGCGTGCCATCCCACACCGTGTCGGTGCCATAGATCAGCGCGAAGTGTTCGGCCAGGGTGTTGAACTTGCCCCAGTCCACCGTTTTCTCGGGCTTCTTGGGCTTGCCAGAGGCCTTGCCGTCGGCAGATTCGCCACCGGCGCCGGGCTCTCCCCCATCCCCCGATGGTTGCGCAATTGCGCCTTCTTGGGGGGTGGGGGGGGAGGCAGGTTCAGAGACACCTGCCCCTGAGAACTCCCCCTCGCCTGCCACAGCACGTGCGAGCGCCAGCGCTTCGTCATCCGCAGAGAGAGACCGATCCAGCGGCGCTGTCGCGCCGTGGGCTGACGACGGCGAAGGCGAGTCCGCACCTGCGGACTCGGGCGCCTGCGGCGCTGGTTCGCCGCTGGCGTTGGCCTTCAGGGTTGGCCAGGCCAGCCGTGGGAACTGCTCAGCCATAAACCCGCCCCATCACATTGATCACACCGTCCAGCTGGCGCTTCACAGCGTCCAGGCCGGCCAGCACATGCAGGTCGTTGAAGTCGGTGTCCTTCTCGCCCCGATCGGGGCCAAACACCGGGGTGAGGAAGTCGCAGCCCGGCACCTCTCTCGCCACCTTCTTGGCGGCCGTGCGGCCCGGGTTGGTAAGCTGGCCAGTGCGCTTGTCCTTCGTGCGCCAGTCGTCGTCGGCACAGATCAGGCTGCGGTGCTGCGGGTGCAGGGCCGCCACCAGCGGCACCACGTGCGCCAGGTTGCCCGCGTCAAACGCCACGAACACCGGGAAACGGTGCCCCGTGGCCATGCGGATGGTGAGGCCAGTGGCGTAGCCCTCGCAGAACAGCAGCAGGTTGGCCGCGGCGCTCTCCACGTCGCCCAGGCGCACGCAGCAGCCCGGCTTTTCGAACCCCCGCAGGTAGATCTTGGCGCCGTCGGGCCGAATGAACTGCAGGCCGCGCAGCGCCTCGTGCTTGGGGTAGTCCAGCCGCACAAGCGGCAGCACCAGCGTGCCGCCCACCAAGCGCACCACAGTGTCGTCATCCCCCGGGCGCTCGGCGGGCCAGCGCAGCACCAGCTGCTCGCGCAGCCATCGGCAGCTCTCAGCCTGCACCTGCTTGCGCTCCAGGTACGGCGAGGCCACGCCCTCCTTCACACCCTTGCGCCAGATCGTGATGGCCTCGGCCGCGGCGTTGGCAATCTCCGCCTGGCGCTCGGCAGCGGCACGCGCCTGAGCGGCGGCACGGTCGGCCTGCTGGCGGGCGCGCTCGGCCTCGCCCATCGGCTTCCAGTCGATCGCCACCTTCTCGAAACTGCCACCGCCCCGGTAGGTGCCGAAATAGCCGGTAAGGAACACGCCACCCGCATCAGTGTGGAACTCGTGCAGCTTGTAGTAGTCCTTACCGCCCTGGCCACACGTCACGCGCTTGGCCAGCCGCTTGGGGAACGCGGCCACATCCTTGTCTTTGAGCACGATGCCGAACTGCTCCATCTGAGCCAGCACCTGGTGGAAGTTTTCGTAGCCGGCCATCAGCAAACGCCCCCCAAGCGGGGAAAAGATTCACCCCGGCGGGGGATGACGCTCAGCGCCACCGAGCGCACATTGGCCCGATGCCACACCACCGCCCTGTTCATGAAGAAAAGCCCACCACCCGCCCTGCCCGCTGCGCCCGTGGTCAGGGAGGAAAACCGCGCACGGCTCAAGGCGGCACGGCGAACCGTGCCAAGGGGGTGGTGGGGGAAAACAGAACGGCGGGCCGCGGCGCGGGCCATGGCCCGGCTGGTGCTCAAGGCACGCAGGCGCAAGGCGCCGGCGGCCGTCGTCGGGGCCTTCGTGCGCATGGCACGCGAGGCAAGGCGCTGGGGCATTCAGGCCCCCTGATCGGCTGGGTGTTGCTCGGTGTGGCCAGCGGCCCCGGCATCGTTCGCGGCCAGCTCGGGCCAGATGCGGCGCCAGTCTTGCGGAAAGAGCTGCTGGCGGGTGACGGCGCCTGCGGTGAACTGCTCGATGGCGGCGCCGTGGCAAACAGGCACTGGACGCTTGCCAGAGATCCATGCAGCCACCTGTGGCGGCTTCACCTTCAGGTGCTGCGCCAAGGCTGTCCCACGCCCACGCTCAGAGTCGAGCCACGTCTTGAGTGTTTCCATGGCGCCGATTATTAGCCACGGCGTAAACATATGTCAATAGCCAGCGCGTCATTTTGTTTTTCACGCCCAGCGCATGTAATCGCAGGCGTGCAAACCATCGCCGAAACACGCCGCCAACGCCTGGGCATCCTGCTGACCGAGCACAAAAGCCTGGCCGAGCTGAATGAGCGCCTTGGGCTGGCCAGGACCGACGCCACCCTGTCTCAGATTAAAAACCAGTCAGCGCACCACAAGACCGGGAAACCCCGGTCCATGGGCGACGATCTGGCCCGCCGTATCGAGCAAACGCTTGGCCTCGAGGAGGGCTGGATGGATACACCTCCCGGCCTAGCCGAGCAGTTTGGGCACTCGGAGCCGCTGGACAAGATGGCGGCGCTCATGGCGGCCATGGAGCCCGAGATGCAATACAAGGTGGTGCGCATGGTAGCTGCGCTATCTCAACCAGCCGAAGGTACCAACGGCGAAAAACATTGACACGGTGCCCCCGCCAGCCCGACACAGGGAAGCGGCCAACGCACCAACATTCGGGGACACCCGGGAGGACCGATGAAACACACCACCATCACCCTGGCGCTGCTGCTGGCCGCGCCCGCTGCCCTGGCCAACGCCAGCCCGGCCCAGCAGGCCGCGGTGCTCAGCTACCTCAAGTCCGGCGCCGAACCGAACGTGAAAGACGCCGTCTGGACCAGCAAGCGGATGCTGAAGTTGGGCATGCTGAACAACGGCAGCGCCCGCGACGGCTTTGCACAGTACATGTGCCAGCAGCTGGCCAGCCAGGGTGTGCGCGGCGTGAGCGTGCAGGTGATCGACATCGCCCAGCTGGTGCGCACGGACAAGTGGGTCAAGATGGGCGAGGCTCGGTGCTCATAGGGCCCAGCAACAAAGAAAGGCCACCGGTATGAAAAACGCGCTCGACTCAGCCAAGATCGAAATCCCCTGTCCGCACTGCGACAAGAAGAACAGCGAGACGATCGGCAGCCTTAAGACGAAAAAGCAGCTCACCTGCAGGCACTGCCGGGAAACCTTCGACCTGGACACAACGCACCTGCGCGCCGAGATCGCCAAGGTCGAGAAGAAAATTCAGAAGACGCTCGCTGCGTTCGGCCGCCTGGGCAAGTAGCGCCAGCTCTTCCTGCAACTGCGAAGAGTCCAGGCGCACCCTCAGCACACCACCTTCGGGTGGTTTTTTTTCGTCTTGCTCTGACATCTTGAATCTCCTTTGAAGCCGGGAACATCCCCGGCGGGCGGATTTTTGCACGTTTCTTACGCTGTGGCTATTGACATAGATTTACGCTGTGGATAATATTCACCTCCAGACGCCCACCCCGGGCGGTTTTGGAGGGCCAAATGGCACAGCAACACACCCCCGCCGCGGGCCGCGGCACCACCAGGACGCCCAAGCGCCCGCTGCCAGCCGGCGCCGAGTTCATCGCCACCGCGATGGACGTTCAGGGCGACCAGATCCAGACCTCGGTGTACGTCTGGACGCCAGATGGCAGCTGCCACCTGGCCGACCTGGCACAAGCACCCGTACGCCCCGAACAACCCGGCGACACCGCCGCCGCCCTGGTGCACCTCTGGGGCATGGCGCAGAAGCACAGCAGCAGCGAGAAGGCCGCAGCGCGCTTCCTGCTTGGCCTCTACAACGGCTACCGCTTCCAGTTTGACCTGACCGACTTTCGCCTCTTCGACTGCGGCAACTTCAAGCGCTGCATGCTGGTGCTGGCGATGGACCACATGCCGAAGGCCGAGGTGCACGTGGTACTGGCCGGCCTGCTGGGCATGAGCGTGCGCGACATGGGCGCCGCCTTCGAGCACCTGGCGTTCAACCATCGCGTCAAGGGCGCCGTGAAAAAGGCCGACCTGCCCGCGCTGCGCGACGAGGTGGCAGCATGAGCGCCCACCGCCGCCACTACTTCGCGCCCGGCGCGATCGAGCACCACACCATCTACAGCCGCGCCCACCAGTGGCGCGCCCTGGTGCGCTGGCTCAAGCGCGCAGGCCTCGTGATGGCCTGCGTGCTGTGGTTCCTGGCCGTGTTCACCGCCGTGGCCAGCCCGGCCCACGCGCAGACCACACCCCACCCCCTCGCGCCCACCACCGTGGGCCTGCACCTGGGCAGCCACCACTTCAGCGCCGCGCCCGCCGGGCACCGCGCCTGGAACGACACCAACCCCGGCGTGTACGCCCGCTGGGACAACGGCCTGACCCTGGGCACCCTCTACAACAGCGAACGCCGCCAAAGCGCCTACGCCGCCCTCACCTGGGAAACCGACCGCTGGCACGGCATGACCGCAGCCATCACCGCCGGCGCCATCACCGGGTACGCGGCCAGCGTGTCGCCCTTGCTGTCCGTCAGCGGCACCGTGGCCCTGGGCCAGCGCACCGCGCTGCGCCTGAGCCTGCTGCCCAAAGCCCACCCACAGGCCAGCGCCGTGGCCCACCTGTCCGCTGAATGGAGGTTCTGATCATGGCCAGCAACATCACCCCGCTGCGCCAGCGCAGCTGCACCACCGACCCGTACCTGCTCAACACCGCCCGCCTGCACCGGGTGGACGCTTCCCAGCTGCCCAAGGGCACCGGTGTGAGCCTGGGCCACTGCCGCACAGACCTGCCCGGCAGCTGCGCGGACGGCTGCACGCAAGACTGCGAACAGGGCGAGCGCTGCACCTGCAAACCAGACACCAAGTGCAAAGAGCACCAGCACCAGGGCGCCCTGTTCACCAAGGTGATGCTGGCCTACTGCGTGGTGCTGTTTCTGGCTGCCTTGGCCACCTGGCAGTGGCTCAGCCGCTGAGCCACGCCATGCCCGCCGCCAGCCGCCCCGCCGTGACAGCCGAGCACCAGCGCGACGCCTTCGAAGCGTTCGCCTGGACCGGCTGGACCTTCGAGCAAGCCATGGCCGACCCGCTGCGCTCGCGCCTGGTGAAGCTGCGCGCCCGCCAGCTCTGCACCGAGCAGGCCCGCGTGACGCGCCGCACCGTCGTGCCGCTGATCGACACCCGGCCGTTCCAGGTCTACCAGACCGGCCAGCGCGCCTGGGTGGTGCAGCAGCAGACCGACCTCAAACGCGCCGCCGCCGGCGACCGCGACGACTGACCCGTTTTCACCCACGCCACCCAAAGGAACCAACCCATGGCAACACCCACCCTGCAGCGCGGCATCGCGCTGGTGATCACCGGCCCCCAGGGCTGCGGCAAAACCACGCTGGCACGCGAGCTGGCCCAGGCCCAAGGCACCTACGCCGAGACCGACATGCACTTCATCGGCTCCCGTTTTAACTTCGACAGCCTGCTGCGCCAGCGGCCCGCCACCATCATCATCGACGGCCACCCCACCACGGAGCGGCAGAGGGTGCTGATCAAGCTGCTGCTGAGTGCCGAGACGCTGACCGTGCGCGGCAAGCATGAAGAGGCTGCGTTCGACATGCCCACACCCTTCGTGATCATCACCACGAACGACGAAGCCGCAGCGCACGCCCTGTTTGACGGCGCGCGCCGCATCGACTTGTTCACCATGCCGGTGGAGGTGTGAGCCATGGGTTACGCCATGGCCCCCATCACCATCGACGCGCTCAGACACCTGAGCATCCACGGCGTGTGCAGCCTCACAGAAATGAAAGCGGCGCTGCCCGCCCTGCAGGCCAAGACCATGAACAACCTGGTGCAGCTCGCCCACGCGCTGCGCACCGAGGCGGGCTACAGCATCACGCCCAAGGGCCGCGCCAAGCTCAAGGCCAGCGAGCCGCAGGGCACCGCCAGCGAAGAAGAAGAAACGCCCGAGAGCCACACCATGGTGGCCGCAGCCAGCCCGCGCCTGGTGGCACAGCCCGCCACACCGGCCAAGCCCATGCTCAGCAACGCCGAGGCCGAGTCCACCATCACCACCGTGCTCAAGCGCGCCCGGGTGCGCCAGTCGCTGCAAGACATTGCCCGCCGCTCCCACCTGCCAGAGCACATAGTGCGCCCCACCCTCACCACCATGGTGCAGCAGGGCAAGGTGGAAGGCACCAGCACCAAGCCCGCGCTGTACCGCCTGGCCAAGCAAAGTTTCCGCCAGGTCAACACCCACATGGGCCTCGGCCCAGCGGACTACCCCACCGGCTACACCTGCCCCGAGCTGTCTCGCAACCCCGGCATTGGCGCCGATCGCTTCGCCGCCTTCAATCTGCCCAGCCGCATCAATGACCGGCTGCACTGGCCTGACGGTGTGGTAACGGCCGTGGGCGAACGGCGCGAGGTGGCGGCATGAGCAACAACCTACCCGTCTACATCCCGCGCACCGGCTCGCTGGCCGATCGTGTGCTCGACTACTTCCGCCAGGCACCTGAAGAAGAACTGACCCAGGCCGACATTGCGCACAAGTTCGACGTGTCGCGAGGCAGCATCTCTGCCTGCATGGAAACCGCGCTCAGCAAAGGCGCTGTGGCCTACGTGCAGAACGACGATCTGATCTGGGTCTACACCCTGCCAAAACCCCAGGGAACAGCCAAGGCCAGCAAACCCAAATCCGATGCACTGGCCAGCGGTGCCGATCTTGGCAAGGCACTGACACGCAGCGTAAACGAAGGCGCGGCGCCTTTGCGCTCGCGCCGGGGCTCCATCGACCTACCTCCGCCCTGCTGGATTTCACGGCCCTGCAGGTGGAGCGAGGCGTGCCGCTCACCGGCAAGGCCCACGGCGGCCTTGGCGAGAGCAAATGGGCGGCCCTGTTCGACAAGCTGAGCGAGCCCGACACCTCGGTCGAAATTCCGGCGGCATGGAAAACCGCCGTAGCCGCCCAGGCCACCAAGCTCAACATGAAAAACAAGAAAGACGGCAAGCCCACGCACTACATGGTGCGCCACACCGTGCCAGGCAAGGCCCGCATCTGGAGGACGGCATGAGCCACCACCCCATCACCCACCCCACCACCACCATGCCCAAGCAACCCAAAACCCCCACACCGGCCACCGAAGTCACCATGGACACGAACGGCGAACTCATCACCTACCCCCACCTGGTGCGCATCAAGCCCGAGGCCACCGACATGGGCAGCGACAACTTGCACATGTGGGCCGGGCTCTACGGCGATCTGGTGGGCACCAACCCGTTCGGCGGCTTCCTGATCGAGATCTCCGAAAACGGCCAGAAGCGCCAGAAGGCCTTCGACCGCGCCGACTTCGACCTGATCCCCCGGGCCGAGGGCGCCGAAGCCTTCACCCTCCAGCCCTTCACGCCGCCCGCGCAGGCCGATCAAGACCCGGAGATCAACCTGGTGAAGATCGCGCCGGCGCTGGCCATCAACAGCCCCACCAACCCGCGCCGCCGCCGTGGCCTGGGGGTGGACAGCCTGCGCGCCCTGGCCGACAGCCTGCTCGCCCACGGCCTGGTGCAGCCCATCACCGTGCGGCCGCTGCCCGGCGCCCTGCTGGCCGACACCGCCCACATGAGCCCGCGCCCGGTGTACGAGATCATCGCCGGCGAGCGCCGCTGGCGCGCGGCCCAGCTGGCCGAGCTGCCCACCATCCCCGCGCTGGTGCACCACCTGAGCGACGCCGAGGTGCTGGAGATCCAGCTGGTGGAGAACATCGAGCGCGAAGACCTCGACCCGATGGAAGAGGCCGAGGGCTTTGCCCTGCTGCGCGACAAGCTGGGCTACAGCGTGGAGCAGATCGCCA